CGCCGTGTACGGGTTGGACGTCCCCGTAGGTACGTGGATGGTAGCTGTCAAGGTAGACAACGAAGCTATCTGGCAGGAGTGGGTCAAGGAAGGCAAGGTCAAGGGCTTCTCCATCGAGGGCTACTTCGCCGACAAGCTCAAGAAGAACCAAGACGACGAGATGCTCGCCGAGCTCACGCGTGCCATTGTCAAAGCTGACGGACGTACGAAGAGCGGAAAGCGGGTAGTCATGGAGTCCTACTCCGACTATCCCGAAGCCGTCAAGAATAACGCGCAGAAAGGTATCGACCTGAACGAGAAGAACGGGAACAAGTGCGCTACCCAGACGGGCAAGGTGTAGAGCTCAACAGCTTGCACAAGGCGAACCCGTCTCTCTTGAGACTGTGAAGCGCATGGCCTCCTATCTCTCACGAGCTGAGGAAGACTACGACGAATCAGATATGAATGCTTGCGGCACTATCTCCTATCTGCTATGGGGTGGCAAGGCTGGCTTGCGGTGGGCAGAGTCCAAGATCAAGGAGGAGTTGTGGTCAGCAATAAAAAAAGAACTCGACTCACTTGAGGATTGACCCCTTGAGTTTCTTATACAAAAAAACCACTTCATGAACATTCAAGAAAGGGTGCAGGAAGTCTTCAATCGTTTCAACGTCAAGCTGACGGTGAGCGAGCAGAAGGGCACCGAACTCGCAGAGGCCGCCCTCGAAAACGGCACGGTTATCTACACGGACGCTGAGGCGTTTGCTGAAGGCGCAGAAGCGTACATCATCAACGACGAAAGGTGAGAGCATCCCATTGCCTCCCGGCGATTACCCTCTCGCTGACGGCGGCACCATCGTCGTGGGCGAAGGTGGAGTCATCACTTCAGTAGGCGAAGCCGAAGAGGTGGTGGAGGAAGTCGAAGAGGTGGAAGCCTCAGAGGAAACCACCGAAGAGCTCGAAGTCGAAGTCGAGGTGGAAGCCGAAGACGAGCCCCAGTACATGACCAAGGCAGAAGTCGAAGAGATGATCGCGGCAGCTTTGGAGTCTATGAACAAGGACAAAGAAGAGATGTCAGCCGTCAACCCTGAAGCCCCCAAAGCCGCGAAGGTGGAAGAGGTGAAAGAGGAAAAAGAAGACGAGGCAGCCGTCGAGCTGGCCGCCGTCAAAGCTGAACTCGAAGCTATCAAGAAGCAGGCCGCCGACGCGGGCCTCAAGCACCAGGCCCCCACGCAGAAGCGTGAGCCTATCAACCTCAAGAATCTATCAACTCAGGAGCGCGTGTCTGCTCTCCTCAATAATTTTCTAAGTAATGGCTAACGCATCAGTTGCCGTCGGTACTTACACGGGAGAAGCGGCACGTCCTTACGTGGCTGCTGCTGTCCTGTCAGCCGACACCATCGCCAACGGTTACATCACCGTCCGCGAAAATGTCCACTCTAAAGCAGTGCTCCGGAAGTTCTCCGGCGTCGCTATCCAAGCGAACGACGACTGCGCTTTCTCAACCCCTGCTTCTGGTCAGTTGACTTTGGGCGAAGCTATCCTCGCGGTAGACGCCCTGAAAATCAACGAGCAGGTGTGCAACGAAGAACTCCGCGCTACGTGGGAGGGTACTTTGATGCGCGGCCAAAACTCTGCCGCTCCTGCTGACTTCACGACTTTCGTGGCTCAGTACGTGGCTGCCAAGACCGCTGAGGCTGTCGAGCGCAACATCTGGCAGGGCAAGTACAACTCCGCTACGGGAGGCACCACAGGTACATACAACTCTTTCGCGGGGTTGATGAACAAGATTGTGGCAGCTACCCCAGGCGAGGAGGATCCTTTGACGGGTGCCACTACTGCTGCCAACATCTTGGCTCGTATTGGGGGCTTGGCTGTTCCTGCTGTCATCGCTGGCGACCCCAACACCAAGCTCTTCATGTCTCGCGCTATGAAGCAGCTTTACTACAACGCTCTTGCGGATACCTACAACTTGCCTTTCCACGCTGAAGGTGCGGCTAACCAATACAACGGCTACGAGATTATCACGCCTGCCGGTATGCCTGACGACTCTTTCGTCTTCGCTCAGAAGGAGAATCTCTACTTCGGTACCGACCTCTTGACCGACCACATCAACGCTTCTATCTTGAACCTCCGTGATGTGACGGGTGACGACGTGACGCGTGTCATCATGCAGTTCTCTGGCGGTTGCCAAATCGTTGACGAGTCTGCTATCGCTGTGGCTCGCCGCACTTCCTAATTGACCACCGAGATAAGGGGGGGCTTCGGCTCCCCCCCATTCTCATAAAACCCCTATATCATGGCTTGTAGCCTTACACTTACTGGACGCTCGCTCCCGTGCCGCGATGCCCTCGGAGGGGTGAAGAACGTGTGGATCGTCGACACTGCTGGAGGTACTGCGAACACTTCGTTCACGAATGATTTGTGGACATACGACGACGCCGTCGGTGACGTAGTTGCCAAGGCTGGCACTATTGCACACGACTACGTGTCTCCTAAGAATACGTCTTCGTTCACGCAGACCGTCAACTCAAGCATCGAGAACGGAACTATCTTCTACACGCAGACGCTCTCTCTCGTCTTGAACAAGCCCGTCGTAGCCGACGTGGTGGAGTTGACCAACTTGGCGAAGGGCCGTCTGGGTATCATCGTCCAAGACAATAACGACAACTACTTCGTGATGGGTCACACGCGCGGAGCTGAGCTGTCAGGGGGAACCTTGACGACGGGCACCGCCATCGGAGACCTTGCCGGGTACACGTTGGAGTTCACAGCAGAGGAAGCTATCCCTGCTCCATTCCACGACACGACCGACACGAACTTGAGTCTCACGCCTACGGCGTAAGCGTTCACCGTTCAATCGTTACAAGGAGGGGGAGGGCATATGCTCTCCCCTTTATTTTGAAACATGATTCACCTCCTCCCCAATAGCGCGAGCAACACGGTCAACGTGACGCCCTTCGAGGCGCGAAAGTTCTTGTCTGCGTTTACGTACTATCTGCTCGAACTGACCAACCAAGCCACGCAGGAAAAGCACTACGCCGTCCCTGTCCTGACTTACGATAACGAGAGATATACGCAGTTTGACCTTCCGACAAATAGCGACACCGTAAACGCCGTGCTCATCACCGAAAGCGGCCTTTATACCTACAAGATTTGGGGGCAGAACTCCACCACCAATTTAGATCCAGCCGACGCAAGCGTGGTAGGTATCTGCGAGGTGGGGCCGTGCAGGGTTTCTGACGAGCCCGCATGGACTATCCCCGCCGTCTCAATTCCCAATAAACGTGATATATTACGAGTAATGGAACTCCTCAAAACTCAAAGAATACCAAGAACGCTCCTACGAGGAGAGGCCCTCCAACGATGGCTATGTTCAATACGGGGGACGGACAAACCTCTTCCCGCCAGTACCTCATCGACCTCTACAAGTCGAGCGCGACGCACAACGCCCTGTGTACTTCTATCGCCTATATGATTTTTGGCGACGGGGTGCAGGCCAACACGTTGGAGGCTCGCCTGAAGATTGAGGAGTGGGGACTGCAAGACGAAGTACGAAAGGCTTGCCTCGACCTAAAGATCCAGGGCGGCTTCGCTCTTGAGGTGGTGTACTCCATCGACCGCACCACCATCTCCAAGGTACGCCACTGCCCCTTCGAGAACATCCGCTCGGGCGAGGTAGACCAAGACGAGAAGGTCAACTACTACTACTACTCGAAGGATTGGTCGGATAAGCAGTGCGAGCCGGAGATGGTTTGTGGGTTCAACCCTGAAAAGGCCGTCGAGCATCCGGTACAAATCCTTTATATCAAGCCGTTCTCTCCGGGTTCCTACTACTACCCGAAGCCCGACTACATCGGCTCGATTGATTACATCGAGCTCGACAAGGAAATCGGCAAGTACCACATCAACAATATCAAGAACGGCCTCGCTCCTTCCTTCTCCATCCACTTCAAGAACGGGGTGCCGAGTCAGGAGGAGCGTTTCAAGATTCGGAACGACATCGAACGTCAACTCGCAGGGGCTACCAATGCGGGTAAGTTCATCGTCACGTACTCCGACTCTCCCGAACGCAAACCCGACTTTGAGCCGTTCCCCCTCTCCGACGCACACAACCAGTATCAGTTCCTCAGCGAGGAGGTAGTAGGAAAGATTATGGTCGGGCACCGTGTGACCTCTCCTATGATGTTTGGGGTGATGGCTCCCGGCAAGCTGGGTGGAGGTATGGAACTCAAGACGGCAGAGGAAATCTTCTCCAGCGAGGTCATTGAGCCTTACCAAATGGTCGTGACCAATGCCCTCCAGAGCATCTTCAACGCGGCAGGTGCTTCGAGCACTATTACCCTTTACAAGCCCGAGGCAGAAGAGGCGAACGTCGAGGTGTCCTATACGGGTATCCAAATCTCCTCCGCCGTGGACATCATCTCGAAGGTGGGTACGGGAGAGCTCACAGGGCCACAGGCTATTCAGATTCTTGTGGCTATGCTTGGCTTCGACCGCACCACGGCAGAGGGTTTGTTTGTAGGCGAGCAGCCTCAAGCATTGCCCGAACCAGAGGAGGTGGCTATGAGCGAGGTGGTAGACCTCAACCTCGCGTGCGACTTTCTGATCGAGATGGGCGAGGAATTGGACGACGAGTGGGAACTCATCGACGCTCGAAAGGTGGACTACGAAACCGAAGCCGTACAGGACGCTATGTGGACGTTTGCCACGGTCCCCTCGGGTAAGCCACAAGCCAAAAGCGAGCAGGACAACGAGCTCGTGAAGGTGCGGTACGCCTATATGCCCAAGAAGACGGGCATCAACGGCAACGAATCGCGCGACTTCTGCAAGCGTATGGTTAACGCCGGGGGAGAGGGTGTGGAGAAAGGAGGATATCGAGGCCGCTTCACAGCGTGCCGTGAACCCCGGATGGGGGTCCAAATGGTGCTGACACCTACGACATCTTCCTCTACAAAGGCGGAGGGTCGTGCCAACACTACTTTGAGCGTCGCACCTACCTCCGCAAGAACAACAAGCGCGTGAGCGTGAACCGCGCTCGGCAGATTATTCGCGAAGCGGGCCTCGAACCTCTTGAGCAGAATGATGCACGCGTAGCCAAGCGCACCCGCGACCAAGTGAATCGCGGATTTTTGGAACCTAAAAACTGGACAACACCTCGATAATGGCACTACAAGCAGAAGTTCTCTTCGTCAAACCCCGACTATATGAAGCGTATCACCCAGCTCAACGGCGGGGTAGAAGACGCGGTGATGGTTCCGGCCATCATCTTGGCACAGGACAAATACCTCCAGCAGTATCTCGGGACGGATCTACTCAACAAGCTCAAGGCCGACGTAAGTGGTGGCACCTTGGAGGGCGTATATGAAGCCTTGCTCGACGGATACGTGAGGAAGGTGACGGTGTGGTGGACTATGGTGGAGCTGCTCCCCAACTTGTACGTGAAGCTCGACAACGGAGGGCTGGTCATTCGCACCTCTGACGCGACTGCACCCATCGGCCCTGACGACCTACACCGAGAGATTGAAAACGCACGGCAAAACGCCCAGTTCTATACCTCGCGCCTTGTCGAATACCTATGTTACAACCAAAGCCTCTTCCCGGAGTACACCTCGAACACGTCGCCTGATATGTTCCCGGAATACAACGTGTACTACCAAAACGGGATGACCATCAGCATCGGTAACGAGGGCATCGACCCTGACCTCGGACGTAAGCTCTTCCGATGACTCGTGAGCAAAACGTTGAGCTGCTGAAGACGTGGCTCCAAACCAACAAACCCAAAGACAAAAAGCCTAAAAAATGAAGCACCTCAGCCTCCTCTTTTTGTTCTTCGTTTCCTTTTTCACAATGAAGGCCCAAGAGGAATGCTCCATCCTCTTTGAGCCTAAATTTATGGGGCTTGAGGTGAATCGGGTAGAGGTGGATTTGAACGATGTGGATACGGTGACCATCCCCATCGTATTTCATATTGTTCATACTGGTGCTGGGGAAGACAACAACATCTCCGACGAGCAAATCATGTCGCAGGTCGACGTGCTAAATGAGGAGTTCGCAGACAGCAAGATTCAGTTCTGCATGGCTTCTCGCGACCCTGAAGGCAACCCGACGAACGGCATCACCCGCACCGACTACAGCTGGAACAAGGCTTACGTGGCCGACGGGATCAGCAACGGTTCAGGAAGCGGAGCCGACCAAACGCAGCTCAAGAGCGATGTCGGGTGCTGGAATCCTTCCGAATACGTCAACTACTATGTCGTCACTGAAATCAACGGGAACGACGGAGGCTGGGGCATACAGGGATTTGCCTACCTCGGGCCGACGGGTGACTGCCGCGATGGGGTAGTATGCTTGTACAACGTTACGGGGAACGTAGGGACATTGAAGCCGGGGCGTGAGCTTGGCTTCACAGGAGTTCATGAGATGGGTCACCACCTTACACTGTGGCACACGTTCAGCAATAGCAATGACTGCGACGAAACGAACTGCGAAACTCAGGGAGACCAAGTGTGCGACACTCCTCCTACTACGCCTAACGACATCGGGTGTCAGACTGCTGATTGTCCAGACGCCTTGATTGAAAACTTTATGGACTACACGCCAGAGTCTTGCAGAGAAAGCTTCACTGTAGGCCAGGCGGAGCGCATGCACGAGTGCCTACAAACGTCTAGGTCAGGTTTAGTAGACAATCTGTCTTGTGTGCCCGTTGTAGACTACGACGCCACCCCTCTCACCGCTTACTACCAGCAGACGTGGTGTACTCCAAATCAAGACATCTGGATAGATGTGGTAAACCAAGGGACGCTCCCTTTGGACGTCATCGAGGTGCAGCTCTACGTCAATGGAAACCAATACGTAGAATTCTTATACGACGTTCCTACTGGCACCCACGAAGTTTTGTTTGAGGGCGTATATGTGGACGGAGCTCAAATCTTCGAGGTGCAGGTGGTCAGCGATCTTGACCAATACCAAGACAACGACTACGCGTATTGGCCTATTGAGACCGTATCCGGCGAGGTCATGGATATCGTGGTGGGTACGGATAACTGGGCCAACGAAGTTGACTGGGTGCTCTACGATGCGGCAGGAGAGGTTGTAATTGGAGACGGGAACTATCCCCTGGGAGAGGCCAACTACGAGTACGAGGTCTGCGTGTACGAGGGGTGCTATACGTTCGAGGCTACTGACAGCAATGGCGACGGGATGTGCTCGTATGGATTTTGGGAATGATGGGATTTGCGATTTTGGGGGTGAGGGCATCACGGCCACCGTCGGAGGCAACGTCATCTTCGCGACGGGGCAAACGGAGTATTCTCTTTTCGACACAGCCTTCTGCTTTTCTCTTGGGGAGTGTCCTCTCGACTTTGACGGCAACGGAGCGGTAGGAAATGGCGACATACTTGAGATGATGCTGGAGTTCGGGTGTGAATCTGGTTGCCAAACCGACCCGAACAACGACGGGATTGTAAACGTCATGGACTTGCTATACATGCTCACTAACCTTGGCGACTGCCTGCTGGAGCAGGACTTCAGCACGGGGACACTCAAAGACCTGACGGTACAGGCGGCCAGCCGAGACTATGGAGGTAAGCCTCGCATCTACGATATGACCGGGCGCCGAGTGCGTGGCGACATCGAACATCTTGCCACGGGCGTCTACATATTGAAGTGGGGGAGCGTAACCAAGAAGGTCTTTGTCCAGTGAGGCGGCTTCTATGGTTTTTCTTGCCTCTGGTCTCGTGGGGACAATGCGACATCGAGATTGTGGGGGTTCAACCCTATCTCGACGGATATGACCATCACGGTTCTTGGGGGTGCGTGTATGACGGAAAACGACAGCGTAGGTGAGTTCCTGCTGGGCCTCACCTTTCAGCCTCCCGTCGAGAACCCGCAAGACACGTGGCCGTGCTTTTATCCTGACGGCTGGGCATATCTTATCTTCCCACTTAACTTCCCGGGCTTCGACATCGGCGAGGGAGACGACCAGATTCTTCAGACGGGAGACACGGTGACGTTCAACCTCCTCGAGACTCCGTGGGCGGGGTCGGGGACGGCCAACTGCTGGATAGAGATATTCCAAGACGCGGCCTATTTTGAAGAGTGCGTGGTAACGGCTGTCACCCAGATAAACGACAATCAAGAGTTCGGCGACGACAACCTCTTCAACAGCTGGATAACGTGGAGTCTCAACGGAGCGTGTGACCCACCTCCTCCGCCTATCGTGTTGGGTTGTATAGATTGGTTCGCCTACAACTACAACGAAGCGGCAACGGAAGACGACGGCTCGTGCATCTACCAAGGCTGCCTCGATTCGGTAGCTATAAACTATTGTCCAGAGTGTACCGTGTTAGGGCCTTGCGAATATTACCCAGAAGCGGGAGAGAACTGTAACGACCCACTTATCTTTTGCCCCAACACCTTCAGCCCAAACAACGACGGAAGCAACGACTACTGGAAGCCCGTCACGACATCGGCCTGCTGGTGGAAGTGGGAGTGCCGCGTATATAACAGGTGGGGAACACTTGTGTGGATCAGCTACGACCCGGACGATAAGTGGATAGGTAACAGGCTGGCCGCCTTCGTCCCCGACGGGGTGTATGTGTGGACTATCAAGGCTACGACATTTAACTCAACCAAAGCCGTAGAAATTAACGGCACCGTGACTATATTCCGATGAACCTCGATACTATATTAACTCTTCTTCCTTCCCTTGCCGCTGCCATTGGGGTATGGGTGTCTCTCAATTCCGAGGTGGCCAAGCTCAAGGGGCGCGTCTTCCGTCTGGAAAGCGACCACCACGAGCTCAAGTCTATGCTCAAGGAATGCGTCGAAGGCATCCACGAGCTCAAGCTCCTACTCGCGAAAAAAGGCATTTGATGTACAAGTGGTTCAAACTCTCCGAATTCGACAGCCCCGACCGAGTAGGTACGGGTGAACTTATGGAGCACGATGTAGTCCAGGCTTTGGACATCGCCCGCGACATATACGGCTTTCCTATGGTTATCACCAATGGTTTTCGTACTATCGAGTACAACCGGGATTTGATGAAGCGGGGATATCCTGCCTCTCCCAAGTCTTCGCACTTGCTGGGGTGGGCGGCAGACATCGCCGTCCCCAACAACCGCCGCCGGTTCCTTATGCTCGAAGCCTTGCTCGATGCGGGCTTCAATCGCATTGGGATAGGAGCCGACCACATACACGTCGATATGGATCCTAACAAGCCCGCTAATTCAATCTGGGTATATTCATGAACCTACAACGCAAAGCCCGCACGGTGCACGCCGTCGACTGCGACCTCATCAAGCGCAAAAGGCGAACAGCATTTCCTCTTTATTTCTGACATCCACTACGACGCCATGAAGTGCGACCGTGACCTCTTGCACCGCCATCTTGAAGAGGCGCAGGAGCTGGGGGCGGGTGTCTTCATCTTTGGGGATTTGTTCGACCTCATGCAGGGACGTTTCGACCCTCGGGGGAATTACTCCGAATTGAGACCCGAGTACAAGTCGTGTATCTACGTCGACGAGGTTATCCAAGACGTAGGTGAGAAGCTCTCCAAATACGCCGACGTCATCAAGTTCATCTCCAAGGGCAACCACGAGACGAACATCGAGAAGAGGATGATGGTTTCTCCCATTGACCGGGTGGCTCAAATCATCAACGCAGCGGGAGGCCACGTAGAGGTAGGAGGGTATGCCGGGTGGCTCGTGGTGCAGACGCACAGAGGGGGCAGCGCACGCAAGAGGTACAACGTCCACTACCATCACGGGTACGGAGGTGGGGCGAAGCGTTCCAAGGGCATCCTCGGAGCCGACATCGACCAGAAGGATTTTCCCGACGCGGACTTCATCCTGCGGGGTCACGATCACCAGAAGTGGCACCTGCCAGTAAGTATTGA